AAAAGAAGCTGTTGGGTTTTGTTTTTGATATGATTCAGCTGCTATAACATGATAATCAAATGAAGTTTCATCTAATGGTTTATTCCAATATCTTAATTCTTGGAAATAACCTTGAAATCTATTACTTCCAGTACAGATTACATTATTATTATTATAACCTCCTAAATATAAAGTAGCTAATGAAGAAGTTTCATTCCAACTTAAATTATAAGAAGAAGAAGTAGCTCCATTAATTGATATTGAGGAAGAATATTCAAAGAAAGCAGATGTATCTAAACTATTTTTAAGATACATTGTATAAGTAACATTTGAACCTGTTGAAGAATATGGTAAAGTTTGATTACGAGTTACTAATAAACTCCACCACCCTTCATCAAATACAGGAGCTCCACTTATTGTAGCTTTAGTATATCCTTGTGTACCAGATATTAAAAGATTTAAGGTTCCTTTAGTAGTATAAAACAAATCATTATCATATAATAATTGTACTCCTACTTTTACATTAGAAGAACCTGAAGGTTGGATTTGGAATAATGATTGAGAATGGTATAAATTATTAGAAGTAGGTGTACCTTTTACTCTAAATCTTAATTCAATTGAATCAGGTACTGGTGAGTTTGAGCGATTTAAAGAATCCCATGGTATTTCAATTGTAGGTAGGGATGCTGTTGGTGAATATGAAGTATCAAATAAATTTAAATCTCCTCCCGTTACATCAAGAGCATAAGTAAATTTATCTATTTCATAAAATGATTCTTTCCCTTCAACTTCTGGACCTCCAAATTCTTTAATTCTTAATACTGTGGAAGGAATACCATAACAATTAATTAAAGCACGTAATCCTCTTTCAGTACCTTTAGTTTTTAAAAGATAAGGTATATTATGATATATTCGTTTCCATATTTCTTTAGTAATACTTTCTCTAGCTAAAGATTCAGGATTTTCATATATTAAGGTTTCTTGTGAGCTAGTTTGATATGCTTGAAAACTACCACTACTATCTGTTCCTGTAAAATAACTCCAAATATCATAATCATTTTGGTATACTGTTATACCTAATGATTTTAAAGCATAAAATACTAAATCTTTTGAAATACCTTTATTGAGAGAACTTTGAGCATTATATAAATCTGTTACTGATTTATAGTAAGTCCAAATGTGATCATAATAATGACCCATCATAGAAATAAATAACTCATATCCTTCATTAATAGAATTTTCTCTTATATAAGGAGGTATTGTATTTAATAAATTACTAGGATTTTCATTATTATCATAATATGAAGCACTATATAATTGTCCTCCATAATATTGGCTGTAACTATCATCATCCCCAATCCATTCTAAAGCTTGTGATGATGTGATTGAATATAAAGAATATGGAAGGGTAGAAGTAGATTTAGGAAAAGATTTTGAACCTGTTCCAAAATATAAATACTTTTCATACCCATCAAATCCACTAATTGTGTTATCAATTTTACTTTGTATTATTTCAACATTAGTAGATATTTCTGATGAACTTGAAGTGGGGCCTAATACTGAATTAAGATTCCCAAGTTCACTTTTATATGATTCTATTAATCTTAATTTATATACAAAATTTAGTAATCTTTCTTTTGCTGAGGAAAAATGTACAAAGTTTTGATATTCTGTATAATTTATAGGAATTGATATTCCATCAGGATTAAGTTTTGAATTTAGTAATTGAGATATTGTAGGATTATTAGATGATAATATATCATCATAACTTAAATATTCTGTTGAATTTGGTGAAGATAAATTTGTTAACCCAAAATTAGGACCTCTTAATGGGATTCCTGCTGTAGGTGAAAAAGTAGATATTATTGTTACATTTTCAAATATAATACTTTCTGATATTTCTTCAACAATGTTAAATTCATCATTTACTTTTATATTAGAAGGAAGTGGTTTATATAATTTAATGTAAAACGGGAAAGGAATTTCATTAGAATCCGGACTGTAATTTATATTAACCCCAACAATTAAATTATTATCACCAAAATTTAAAAGAAAATCTTTATAGTAATTAGTAGAAGCTCTTTCATTAATATATTCAGTTAATACTGATTTTAATGCTTGTTGGGAAACATTTAAATTTTGAATTTTAATCTCTTTTCTATCAGGACTAATTTCTTTTAATATACATTTAGATTGAGGAGGAGTAAGTTTCGGTCTAAAGAAATTATATATTAAATTATATTTTCCTGAAGGTAACCCATTAATAATTAAATCATCTTCAGGTTGAATTATAATATCATCTGTATAGTTTACATCAGGGTTATCAAATTTTCTTATAATATTTTGATTATCTAATACAGAAACTAATAAATTATTAGATACATTATAAATAAATGTTTCTACATAGTCTCCTTGTAAACCAAATTTTCTTCTTGAAGTTTGAGAATAAACAGAATTAATATCTTGTTCATCATAACGAACAATTTTCTTTACATTGTTTATTGGGTCTGTTATTATTCTATATCCAGTCATTATAAGTTTATATTTCTATATGTAAAATGGTTAAAACATTGTAAACCCAAATGTTTGTGGATTTGATGAACCATTATTTCCATTAAAGGTTATTTGTGGATTCAATAAATTATTATTAGGATTATTAGGATTATTAGGAGTAGTATTTGATCCTGTAGAGTTTAAAATCTGATTTACTCCTATCCCATTTAAATTATTATTATTACTTAAAAATCCATTATTACTAATATTTGCTGTAAAATCAATCACATTAAATCCTTCAATATCTTCTTCATTTATATCTTTTTCAAAATACTTACTATCACAAACAGGGTAAATATTATTTGGTTTATAATAAATTTTATCTCTCTCATCATCTTCAAACATTATATTTAGTCCAAAATATATATTACTTATATATGCTGAACATCTGCCTGAGTTTGGTGAATTAAATCCTGTTTCATTACCATTATCTACTCTTATTTCTTTATAATCTCCTCTTCTTTTAAATACTACTTCAACTCTAATTGTTTTAGTATTAGAAGGGATGTCATGAAAATGATTAGTTAAATTAAAATTCTTATTATGTGATATAGAATTATCTAATTTAAAACCATTTATTAAATCATCATTTCCATACCATGGTAAAGGACATCCTCCAATACCATTATATACTACTAAACTTGTAACTTCAGGTCTATAATCAGCTATATAACCTCCATTCATTGGTGGGATTCCAGGAGCATATGTATAAAAACTTCTTAAATCATAATACTCTGGGAAATTTGTAGTAGGTAATCCTTCAGCTGATGGGTTTTTTATACCAAAATATTCTATTAAATTGTCATTTTCATCCAAAAAATTAAGTACTAACCAAGTTTCATCATCTGTAAAGAATCTAAATACTTGTGATTGTATAGGGTCATTCCCATCAGTTAAATTATAAGATGATCTAACCCCAGCAAATACACCCTCCGTATCAACGGTTCCTCCCCCATTTGGATTAGGATGACGATATGTATGATTATTAACAAAATGAGCAATTGCATCTGTTATAAACCAAGCAAATAGTTCGGGATATACTTTTTTAATTGTTTTAGTTTCACCATTAATTATTACTTCTGTAATATTTTTTGATACTATATCTTTTAAACTTATTCCTAATACTTCATCTTTTATATCTGATAGATTAAAATCTTGATATGCTTTAGTTATTATAGAATCATCATTAGAATCAGGACCTGCTAAGTATGTAAAATATTGATCTTCAGAATTTATTATTTCACCTTCGTATTTTTCATATTCTGAGGTGAAATTAATAGGTGAAAGATAACCTATTGATGCATATCCTAAAGCATCTTGTGGATATCCTCCTGCTCTTAATGAAGGAATATCAAATTTTTTAGATTTTAAAATACCTTCTTGGATTATCCAATTATTAGTTCCGTTTTGTCCTGTATTATTTTTTAATAATTGTTTATTTAATTTATTGTTATAAAAATCAGTTATATCATATGGAAATGTATTTCTTAAATATTCTAAACTTCTACTAATTAAGTACTGATGACTATTTATTTCTCCTTCTTTAGGGATAAAATAAAAAACATTTTCATATTCAGCAAAAAATCTATCTAAATCAATTTGGGAAGTTGAATTAAGATATTGGGAAAATTCAGTATCAATGGAATTAGCATAGGTTTGCTTTCCATATAATGTTTTACTTACTTTTACTTCTTTATCACTCATCTTGTAACTTTGAAATGATAGTTATCATCTAAAATTTTGGTAATTCCCCCAACATTAGTTTTTATAAGGAATTTATACATTCTTTCAGTTTGTAATCCATCCATATAAATATTAAAATAACTTCCTGTATTATCACAGCTGATTTTGGTATAGGTAGTATCAAAATCTATAATTCTTTCTTTAGTATATATATCTTCAATAGCATAATATGAAGCACTTGATAAAATATAATTAGGAATAACTAATGAAGATGTTGTAAAATCTCTTGTAGGATATTGGGGTCTAGAATATAATCTAAATTTTACAATATCTGTTTCTTTATATTCACTATCTAAATTTTTAAATCTAACTGTTATTGAATCTGAATTTACTAAGGTTTGGGCAGATGAAGTAATATATGAAGAATCATCCCACATTATCCACATTTGTGGAGGGTATATTGTATGAGAGTCTTTACTAAAGAACTTAAGTGATTTTAATAAATCATCTCTTCGTTCTAAAGATTCGGTAAGTTTAATAATAAATCCATCATTAGATGTAATATTATTTATTGATTGACTAACTAATTGAGTTACATTAAATATAGGATCAGTTGTTTGATAAATAAATGAAAATGTAGTATATGGTGTAGTATACCAATTACCTCCACCATAAATTGATCCTGAATAAGATCCGGTAGATCCTGCAGTAAAAGATGAGGTTAACCATTGTACATTATCTGCTGCAGCTGTTCGATATTTCCAACTAACTCCCGTTGTATTAATAGGGGAATTATTTAATCTACCAGTTCCCATATTCCAACTTTGAGATACTAAATAACATTCAATATTAAAATCTAAAGGAATTTCTGAATGTTCAGTTGCAAATAATTTTAATTTATATGTTAAAGATGAGGTTTGGGTAGATGATAATAATCCTGAGGTTACTATGTTATCTAATTCTTCTCTAGTATCAAATTTAATTAGGATTCGAGAGGTGGTATTTGATGAATTTTCATTTACACCATTAGATAATTCTAATATTTCATCTAATCCTGTGTTTTGAGAGGTTTCATTCTCAAATATGGTAGAGTCTTTTATAGGATTAAAAATATAAATCATTTAGGAATATTTTATCAATAAATATCTGAAATTAAAAAAGGTACTATAAAATAGTACCTTTAATATTATTGATTATTTATTTTACATATTATATGAAATTCCATAAACAGGTTTACCTGCTATAGTTAATTTAAAATTATCAGCATCTCCATATTCATCCTTTACTTTCTTTGGATTAAATGAAAAATCTAATCCAACCATCTCTCCAGATTCAGGACTAAGTAAACCTGCTATTTCTGAATCCCTTTTTCCATCAGCATTAGCACCTTGTACTATTTTATAATCATATACAGACTCTTCATCATCTTCATTATCTTTCATACCTGGGAATTTTTTGATTAATTTGTTTATAAGTTCCTGTTTGTTTGCTTTAAGAAAAGATAAAATGTTTTCTTTTGATACCTTAGAGATTTCTTCTCTAATAATTTGGCGTAATTCTAATTTTGTCATTTTAGTTTAATTTATTTGATTTATAATAAATATATGGTTTTTTTTTTCTTTAATAAATTTTTAATATGTTACTACTCTTCCTTCTATATCTTGATCAGGGTATTTTATTTCAAATATTGCAGGGTCCATAGATGGGTAAATAACACCATTTTTAGTAGCACTTTCTAAATCATAACTATATTTACTATACCCTAAATCTTCTCCTACTTTATTTTCAAATCTAATTCCTATTACTGACTGAACACCTTTTATTGATGCTATTGTATTAATAACATCTGTTATAAGGATAGGTTGATTGTAATTCCATTTACTAATATCAAAATATGTTTTTAGTGCATTTATACAATTTACTAAAACTTCTTGACTATTAAAGCTACTTAATACTGTAATATCAAATTTTAAACCAACATTAATAATATATCCATCAAGTATATTAATAGCATCTGTTTCCATTCTATATTGTCTTAGATATGTTTTAAGATTGGTTTTTGATATATCAGAAGCTAGAGTTAATTTTTTACTATTATCATAATTTAATACGTATAAATTAAGAGCTAAGGGGTTTGGTATTCTTTCATTATTAAATACATTTAATTGATCATCTTTAGTAATAAAAGCTTTAGCAATACTACCATATCTAGCAGGCATACTTAAAACCCGTAATAAATAATCATCTTTAGTTACAGCTCTTAATTGAGTTGAAAATGCTGATATTGAATTTAATCTAATATCATCTAAAGTATCACCACTTTTCCCACCATCTGCTGCTGCAGGGTTATTAAATGCTAGTGAATCTATTATTTGTGATTTTAAAGATGAGTTTGGAAGAGGATTAGTTACTGTTACTAATTTTTTAGAATTTAATGTATTTGAGGGTATATTTGCTTCTACTCCTCCTCCTACTAAATATCTAATTGTTAAAGTTGTATTTGAGGGAGGAATACCATATGTTTTTGTATAAATAAAATTAGTAGGATCATATGCTAAATCAATTTTAGATAAACTATCTACTAATCCTAAACCAACATTATCTGGATTAGGGGTTATTACTTCATCATCATCTGAACTAGTACCTGCTCCAAATTGAATATCAATACTATTATCTCCTTTTATCCTTGTTACAAATCTTCTTGATACTTTTTTAAGTCTAAGCATATATGAAGCATCACCTTTTATATCATCATAATCAGGATTAGTCATAGGATCTAAAGCAATTTCTTCAAAAATTGTATCTTGTGCAAGATATGGTACTTCATACCATTTGTTTCCATCACTATCTGTAATATCTAAAATTCCTAACATATTACTGTCTGAGAAGTTTATTGTTAGATATTTTTGAATTTCTCCTACACTAAATTCAATTGTTTTAATATTAGCAGATATTGCTTTTACTTTTTTCTTTAATAAATAATATGTAGGATTATTTGAAATATCATATTGATAAACTGAAATTTCGGTAGGATCTATTGAACTCGAAAGAGCAAAATTAATAGGGGATTGAGTAAGAAATGATACCCCTGTTGCTGATTTAGGAGTTATTGAGGCTTCTTTTTCTATTCTTAATGTATAGTCAAAATCTGGTAGGTATGTACTTCCACTTAATTTAGAGGGTAATAGTTGATATACATCTAATTCAACAACAGCTGCTGTTGATAATTTTGGTGTATATCCTAAAAAATATGCTAAATTTAATAAGTTTTCCTTTTCTTTGGTAAATAATATAAAATTCTCTTGTATTTGAGTATCTAAATAGTATGATAAAACATCTCCAACATATGAAGACATTTCCATAAACATCATACCTGGAGAAGAAGTGGTGAAATCATTATAGGTTTGAGGATAATATGTTTTAGCAAAATCAATTAGATTTTGTTTTAAATTATTAAAATCTTTACCTATATATTTTATCTCTTTTGGAAGATTAGTATTATTAGCCATTTACTTGTATATTAACTGTGTCTGTAGCATTATCCAATAAATATATAAATTCAATATTTATCTCAACTCGGTTTTTATCAAAAACAGGATTGTAATTGAATGCAGATATTTTTATTTGAGGTATATAAAATTCAAGTTCTTCAGTTAGAGCACTAGTTATTCTAAATTGACTAGTATCATTCATTGGTTCAAATAATTGATATTTTAAATCTGCTCCAAAATTAGGATCAAATAATTTTTCTCCTTTATTAGTTAAAAGATAATTAATTAAATTTGATTTTAGTTGTTCTCTAGTAGTATAAGTAGAATTAAATATTCTATTATCAAAAGGATAACTTATACCTACAGCAGTACTTTTTTGAGTATCTATAGGTTCAATTTTAAATATATCCCTTTGTCTTCTAAGAGGCATAATTAAGAATTATTTCTTTGTTTTTGAGAATTTTCCATTGCTTTTAAAGTTGATGAATAATCTTTATTTAAGAAATTTAAAGGTCCATCTAATACTGAAGGAGCTGAATCTTCTTCAAATAAATCTTCACTTGTAAAATCAATTTTATTAACAGTTTCAGACATTATTTCTCCTAACGGTCCTCCCATTTTTTGCAAAAACATTTCTCTTAAAGCAGATTTTTGCTCTGTATCAATTTTATTAACAGGTGCAGGAGTTGATATAGAGGGGGTAGGGGAAATATGTTCAATTTTATTTCCCTGACGCATTTCTTTTAAAATACGTCTTTCCATTTGTTTCAATTCACTTTGTAATTCTTCTCTGATTGCTTCTTTGATTAGTTGTTTAAAAACAGATAACTTCATAAAATCGATTTAGTATAAATATTATTATAAGGTAAAATTTTGTTTACTTTTTAATGATTCTAATTTTCCTTTAAAACTATTAACAGTTGATTGGAATGTAGAAATAGCTGAGGTTAAATTAGATGTTATAGGAGTAATACCTGGGGTTAAAGATCCAGGTCCTGCAGGGGTAGTAACTACAACAGCATTTAAACTATTAGTAAATGTATTCATTTGAATTAGAAATGTATTTAGTTGGGTTAAAAATGTATTTAACTCATTCATTGTTTTATTACCTAATAATAAAGGTTCACTTGCTTCTTTTCCTAATTGTATTTTTTTATCTACTGTTGAATTTAATATAATTGTACCAGTACTATCTAAGTGAGTATTACCTCTAGAAGTTAATATAATGGCTTTATCTCCAAATAATAGAATACTATCATTCTTAGCATTAAGTAATACTCTATCAGATTGAAATATAATCTGAGGTTCGGAGAATTCTGAGGGGATTGCAGGTGTATAACTCATACTATATTTAGATCGGAATAAAATCGATTATCGTTTGATTTTTTTAATACAACATAGGGATTTGTAGGAGTTTTTCCTGATAAGGTAGGTAAATACTCCCAATGCCATTCTTCATTTGATACAGTTCTTACAAACCCATATTTCCATGAATTATTAATTAACCATGTATATAATATTTCATTTAAAGGGCCAAATCCTGAAAGAGCTCTTCTTGTTCCTGTATTAAAATCTAAGGCATCACCATTACCATGGTTAGAACTACCTGCGGCTGCTGTTTCTGGTTTGAAATATCCAGAAGTAAGAGTTATTTGTTTACCTGTTGATATTACAGTAGTAGTATATTTCCATACTTCCTTATATTTTCCTTTATTAATAACATTTTGTTCTCTTAATTCTCTTTGAGATTGGGCAATTTTTTTATTTTTATAAATAATATTTTCATATGCTGGTCTGTAACCACTAGTTATTAGTAATGGGATCCTTGTTTCATTTAAACAAGCTTCTTTCATATTAATAAAGGGTATTATTAATTCCTCTTTTACCGGTTTTCCATCTACTAATCTACATTTAATACGTTTTATCATTTTATTATCTGCAAATGGGGGGCCTAAAGAAGGATATTTTTCTATATCTTTATCTACTATAGTATTTGGAGGAGCAGAGAAATCTTGATATTGGGATTCATCTTCAACTATATTAATTAATTCTTCAGTAAATGATTCTTCAACAAATTCTTCATCACTATCTAGTACATAAATAACTCCTTCTGTTTCTTCTTCTATAATTGAACCTGTAACTAAAGGGGTAATAGTTTCTTCAGTTGTACTTGTTAATTCCGTTTGGACTTGTTCTTGATCTTGTTGAACAGGAGAAATTTCAGGTTGTTGGGGAGGTGGAATGGTTGGTACTGGAGGGATAGTACTATTATTTACTCCTACTGAATTTTGTGAAGCCATATTATAAGAAATTTATATCTATAGGAATTTTTTGAGTACTAGTAATCCAAATTGATGAATCATCATTATTAATATCTTCTAAAGCAGGTGGAGTTTCTTCTAGACCTACTGATGCATCTTCTATGGTGAATTTTTTTACTCTTATAATTGTTAAAGGATCACCATTATCTCCAGCTTCAGACCAGTTATTATTTATATTAGTATCTCTATTTGTTGAGCTAAATCTAATACTATTACCAAATCTTCCTTCATATATAATATCTCCTTCATATGGTAATAAATTTTTTATATATTCACTTTCAGTAAAGAAATCTCCTAATTCTATATCTTGTCCTATTTCTGTAGATCCTTCATTAGAAGGAATATCATTATAATAGGTTTCATTAGTAGTAATACTTTGATTTTCTTCACTACCTCTAGTATCTGGTAAAGCGTTATGATGCGTATTATTCCATATATTAGCGGGACATATGTAATATGAAGAAACATTAGTAGATGTATTTTGACTGGTGAAATTTGGAGCGAATAATGTTATTACTATTTCTCCCTTTAATGGATAATTTTTTATATTAGGAAATAAAGGAAATGCTATAAAAAGACCTGAATTAGAGTAATTTACTTCTTGTTCATCTCCTGTTAATATATTTGATGATATATTTTGTAAAACAACAGCACCTAAACTTTTAATTCCTAAAGTATTATATAATGGATGATCAGGAGAAGTACATACATCTTTTACTCTAGCATATGTTAAAGAAGGAGAGGATGATGGGGAGGAAATATTTCCTGTATTTCCTGTATTTAAAGAAGGAGTAAAATTTCCTAATCTATATGGAGATTTAAGATTTAATTTTCCTGATCCTTTTAATCCGTTTAAACTCATTTTATACTATCCTCAATTTCTCCAGCAACGCTGGTAAGTTCTTTTATATCTCTCATTAATTGTTCTTTCTCTTTTTCTGATATTAAACTACCCCCTTCATCATCATTACTATTAGAACTATTTAAGAAACGTTGTATAATACCAGCCATTTTAACTAGGTTATCAGAATTTTTTACAGATAATTCAAGATAACCTGTTATTAGAGGAACTATTACTGTAGCAGTTCCTGGATCTGTAATTTGAAGAGAAAGTTCTTTAACTAAGGATTCAATAGTTTTTTCTTTTTTCTTTGAATCATTATAAATATCTTCTAATAAACCTGAAAAGGTTTTATCTTTAAATATTTTTTGATCAAATTTACTAGCCATGGTTTGTTTTATCGATAAATATCCTATCCTAAAATTTTTCCTGTTTTTTCGTAGAATTTAAACATAGCATTAAATTTCTTATCCATTTTTTTAACAACATTTGTTAATATTGTTGTCTTCTCAGCAATTTCAGGTACCTGTTCTCTAATAAAAATATATAATGCTTTTTTATTAAATACTTCTATATTTTCTCTTTTCTTAAATAATTCTAAAACGGCATATGCAATTTTAATATCTAATGGATTACTAAATAATAATGGAATATTTTCATCCATAAAGTTTATATATTTATCAAAGAATGTAGCTAAATTCCATTTAAGATCGTCTCTATAAATTTCCTTCATTATATTTCTCTCATTATCTACATCATCTAGTTCTCGTTTTTCTTTAACTTTCTTATAGTTTTTAATATTATATGCAACTAGATAATTATATCCTGTACGAGTTAAATATGAATATGCTTTACCTTCTTCTGGGTTAAGATATGGAAATTTTTCAATAAAAAGAGCAATTAATTCATGTTTCAAATCCTCAACTGAATCAACATCCATATAATAAAATTTATATGTATGAATTAAATTTTCAGATAATTTATATAAAGCATAATAAATTTTTTCTTCAAATATTCTATTCCTAAAATTTTGATCTTCTGATTTAAAATAATCAACAATTGCTTGTTCTGTTTCAGGGTTAAAGTAATTCTTATTTTTCTTATCTTTATTAGGATTCTTAGGAATTCTACTCATGTTTTGTGTTATTTTGTAAATTAATTATTTAATGCCTTTTTATAATTCTTTAATTGCTGAGAGAGAGAAAATAATGGTCTATACATTCCTCCTAATTCTTCATCATCTTTTAGATTATATTTTTCTAGAACTTCTTTCTGAGATTCCATAAAATCATCTAATGTATTTTCTAATGAGATTAAATATTCATCTTGAATTAAAATTTTTTCTTCAAGACGTTCATTCTTTCTTAGTAAATTAAATACAACATATACTAGTATTCCTACTACTACTAATACACATATTATCGCTATTGTTAATCCTTCCATAATGTTTTGTTTTTAATCTTCAAAAAATTTATTAAATGTTGTTTTATTAATACTTCCTACTAACCCATTACTTCTACCTTTAGTTGAATTTTGGGGTCTAAATTTAACTGGTTGTTTTTTCTCTAATGGACTTTCAGTATTAGCCCATTTTTCATATTCAATTCTAGCAGCCATATGATCAGCATGGTGAATTAGAATTGGTAAATGAGTACGTAATTTTGTTTCAGGTCTTTGAGCCATGAAATAATATTCATTACCATCATCATATAAACCATCATGTAATTTAATTCCTAACCATTCATTTTCGGTTAATTCAATCCCCATTGACTGTAATAAAAATAACCCTCTATCAGGAACACTCATAAATGCCATTTTGTTATTTATTTCATAAATAGCTCCCTGGTTTTTTACGTGCCATTCTGAAGGATTAGGTCGATATGATTCATGTTCAAATGTACCAAATTTCCCTAAATCATGATGTAATGCTACAAATATTAACTCTTTAAGAGTATATGTTGAAACATCAGCACCCATTTCTTGCCACAGAGTGTGGAGTTTAATAGCGCATTCTCTTACCCTTAAAATATGATCAATATAACCACCTGGAATACAGTTATGATAGTGGTTCATAGTTGATGCTGGTAGGAGGATAAATCGGTCTTCGAATTTTTTATAAAATTCTAATAAAACTTCCGATCGATCAGGATCAAAATCATCCCTAATAATGCAAAGGAATTTCTCCCAATTCGCGGAAATTTGTTCCGCTGTTAATTCATATTTATTCATTTAGATATTTTTAATAATTACTTACTTCCTGTTCTGTATGGAAGTGTTTTTCTTTCATAAACACAAATATTCCGTACGTGTTGGGGTTTCATTCCCATTTCTTTAGCAATTTCACTAAATTTCATTCCCTTATCAAAATGCATTTCACGCACCTTATCTGATATAGAAGACTTGCGACCTCTATTATCCACAATTGTAGGCAACGAAATACTCGGATTTTCGACTTTATACTCAAATTCCGCCAGTTTTTCAATTAAATCTGTTTGACTTACACCTAGGAACGGGATCTCATAATGTTTAGCTTTACCTTTAAGCTCACTAACACTCAATTTTGATAACTTTTTCTTTTTTTCTTCAAGTAAATTTTTCATAACATTTATTTTTAATTTCTATTAATATATAACCAAAATTTGCAATCTCCAAATAATACATAACTAATCTATTTGGTCCCTTTAAACGTTTAACCTAAAAAACCTAAAAATACATAACTAAATTCTACTATATACCTAACGGGTGGGTAGGGAAATATGGGATATGATACAGGGGTTTAGATACAGGGGGTTTGAGTTTATGTAAATACAGGAGGGTGGAGATGTTATCCACACATTTGAAATACCACCCAGTATTATTTATTATTCTCATTATTTTCAATTACATCATTATACTTTTCACAGTAATATTTAATTAAACCTTGAGATATAATTGAATTACTGGAGGAGATATTTTGAAAGTTTCTAATCAAATTCCAGGCAGAATCAAAATGGTCCTTGGTTTGACATGAATCTATAATGGAATATATCCATTCAGCTGTTTTCATTCTCTTAATATAAGAAGTTAACGAATCTTTTTTTGGAGGAGCCATTGTTTCCATTTTCAATAAATATTAATTAATTTTATTAATTTGATTAATTATTCCAAATTCTATAAAAACTGCAATGGTTTTTACAGACCAATGCCATTCAATCGGATTATTTTGTCCAGTAATGAAATAAAGTATTAAATAAAATACTAAATTAAGCATTATAAGATGATAAAATTGCTTACAAAATTTTATTAGATCTTCCATATTAAACCAATTGTTTAGTTAATTTATCAATCAATGATTTATATTCAGTAATATATCCTTTCAAATCAACTACTAAATCTTTATTTGATACCACATTTCGAATAATAACATTAATTGCTTTATCTAAAGAAGAACAATGCCCTAAAACTTCTTCTTTAATTTTATTTTCTCCCACTTTAGGTTTATCTTCTTCTTTTCTTCGACCTCTTTTCCCATCACTAATGTAAGAGATTTGTTTAATAACTGTGTAGTTGTTATCATCTACATCAATGTAACCTTCGAAATTTTCGAATTTCAATTCAATTTTGCTGCTCATAATTTATTTGGTTTTTTATTTTGAAAAATGGTATAAAATTAAAAATAGTGCTAATATCCCTAGACCTGCGGCTAGAATGTTTTCTGGATGGATTTTCATATTAAAAAATATCATCGTTTGGAAAAATAGGAAGATTTCCTATTTCAATGTTGTATAATTCAACAAAATCTGATTCCTCCCCTTCATCAAAATTATCAACTAATTCCATTAATTCATTAATGGTTTCATTGTTTGCTTGACCAAATTGATCAATTTGAGTGTTTGCTTTCAATTGAAGGAAAACAGCTCTTTTTACATTTTCGTTGTACATAGGTATGTGTTTTAATTAACTATGTTGTAAATGTATGATGGGGACTTGAGGTCCCCAAATATTACATATTACTATAATATGACGCGTGTAACGCGTTAATAATTAACGCGCTATATATTCAATGTTATTTAACAGTTTCATTATTTTAGGTAGAGTGTTAATATCTATACCACTAAAATAGTTATTAATAATATACTGGTAATTACCACCAAAATATTGTTTTAGATCTTCAATATTATTTATATTAGAATAAAAATCAAAAAGTTGTCTATAGTTTTTCTTTTCAGGTTTTAAATTAACCAATTCAAGTAATTCTTTAAATGTTTTTGTTTTTTCATAATCTAAAGATATTGAAGATTCAGATTGTGATGTTTCTGTGGTTTTTGGTTTTTTGTTTGGGGTCTTTTCTTCCATAATTATTTTCTAATAAATATTATATCATCTAAATCATCTTTTTCTTTCTCTTTATCTTTTTTCTCCCAAGTAATAGTTTTATCAATATCTAAATTAGGGATAATTTTTTCTCTTGTATAATCTGTTACACCATAATCTTCTAATGCGTCAAGTTCCTTTTCTGAAAATACATTTCCCACATTAAGGAAATAACAATTATAACAAAGGAATTCGAGGTTTTCCAATTTCCAATTTTTTCTATTACTATCTTTAAAATTTAATATTAAAGGTACTTTTAAATCAGTTACACGCCTTTCTCTGAATTCACAATTATTACAACATTCTGGTAGGAAACCTTCAAATATTAATTTATATTTTAATATATCTAAATTTTCTGAATAGTTAAAGGGGATTGTTCCATTAAGTATATCAAGTAATGGGTATTGAAATTTTCTACTTTTAGTAATATTATAACCTAATCGACCAACACCTTCTGCTCCTCTATTTCTATGAGAATGCCATAAGGTTTCACCATTATCATTTTTGTATAATTTAGCATACATTTGATAATGTGAATATGAACAACCTAGAAAACGAGCAGCTGCTTTATTAGATTTAGTGTGTTTTTGTGCTCGTTCAATATCTTCTTTAGATAAGAACTTTTTATGCATTTTTTAACTCTTTTACATACTCATACAACAATTCAGGAGATGTTATCTGTATTTGTTGATTTGTATTTTTATCTATTAAACATGTTTGGGTACCATCTTCATTAAATCTATCATAAATCCACCATTGAATTAATGCCATTTGTGATTTATTAAATGAGTAATCAAACAGATTATTAATAATATCATAGAACGGATTACTATATTGTTCAAGATTAATTCCATAATCTTCAAACAATTCTAAATCCCTATTTCTTAATGAAAATAATATATTAATTGCAATACAAAATGATTTTCTTTTTTTACTTTCAATAGAATTTTTTTTAGGGGATATATCAATGTTAGCACCTGTGAGTTTTCCCAATACATCTTTAAGATGTTTTTCATGACCATCTTTTTCCATAAAACTGATATTAAATGTTATCTATTAAACTTTTACACTCTGCGCATCTTTCATAATCTTGTTTTTTTTCAAAATATGATAAAGAGGCACTTAAACTAGTTTTCCATTCTGAACGAGGAATTGATACTATTTTATCAAGTTCTTTTATTTCAAATAATTCTGCTGATTTAGCACTTTTAAATTTGGAATAATGTTTTATTGAATGAAAAACAACATCAAATATCCCTTTCTCAAATTCAGGTTGAGTAAAATATTCACCTAATTCTGATTCAGGAATGTGTGATATAGTTATAGAGGGTATAAATAATTTTTGTTTTTTCATTTTAGGCTTAAATTATACATTCCTGTTTTCAATAAATATAGGATTCTCTACTTTAATTAAATTTTTTTCATATGTATTAAGATTATTAATTTTAATCTTAAAAATATCAAGTCCAAATTCTCCTATTTCTCCTGATCCTTGTATTATTTGGGATAAATTTTGAATAATATTAAACGAATTTTGAGTAATTTTATTTCCATCAAATTCTACCAATATATCACATTCACAATAATCATTAATATATTTAACTCTATTTTTTAAATTAAATTTAGTATTGGGTTGTTCTTTTTTAATATATTCTGGGATAATAATATCCATATCATCTCTAATAAAAATCTTATCACACCATGGTTCAAGTAATTCTAAAAGTTGAAGATTACAATGAGTTACTTTAAAATTAATATTATATTTTGGAGGAATTATAGGATATTGGTATTCATCATTTTTGATCCAAGAACCCCATTTACGTAAATAATTTCTAGCTGCACGTTGAGATACTATTTTATAATAATCATCATCTTTACCTACTTGTTCATTCCATCTATGACCTCTACAAGTTAAATGATAAACAAAAGCATCTCTACTTTGAATTAATTCATATCCATTTAAAATCCATCTTTGAAATATGTCTGAGTCTTCGTATGGAAATGGAGCAAATAATGGATCATGTCCTCCTATTGATTGAAAATCTTCTTTATATAAAATCCAAGGTGCAAACATTCCTTTTGTAGTTTGATCTTTAAATTCTTCTTGTACTTCTAAAACATATTTTTCAAAAGCATCTATATTTAAAGTATCAAAATCAAGACCAAAATCTTTAATAATTTTTTCTTTACCTTCTGGGTGTAATGGTGGTTCAATTCTTGTACCACAAACTACAGTTAGAGGTTTTAAATGTTTTAAAAGATTTTTAACATAATTAGGTCCTACAATCATATCAGCATGTAAAATACCTACTATATTATTTGTAGCTAATTCTATTCCTTTATCATATAAAATAGTATGACCTATTCTTTTTTCACTTCTATATTTAATACAATCTTGTTGTTGTATCCATTCCCAAGTACCATCTGTTGAACCATCATCTAATAGTACTACCTCAGCTTCAGGTTCATGTTTTTTAATAGAAATATAAACATTTTTTAAATGTTTTAAGTTGTTATAACTTGGAATAATAAATGATATCATAATTTTTGTATTGTTAAACCCCAAATAACATTAGGAGTGTAAATATTGTAATACGAATAGTATTTTGGATCATTAATTTCTGAAGACACTTCTTCCCAATTAGTAAAATCATTTGAAAAGAAAAATTTTTCATTTGAAATAAAATATCCATGCTTATGTAATTCATTTTTAATGCGTTGTTGTCTCTTATAATCATAATATCGTAAAAATGGATATCCTGATTCTTCATAATTCATATAAGGTCCTGCAGGAAGTGTTATGATTAATTTAGATTCTTTATCTTTAAGAAGTTTACATGCTTTATTAATCCCATGTATATCATGATTCCATAAAACAATATCTTCTAATTCACTATCAATATCATATGCTTTACCTTCCCAGAACATTCCAAAATGTTCAAACACAGATACTGATATTAGATAATCATACTTTATAGATTCATCAAATTTTATAAAATCTGTTTTGATATGCTGCCAATTAGTATTTTTTTTAAGCCATGAATCTGTAGATGATTCTAATATATCTGTAGTTGTAACATTTATACAACCTAACTTTAATAATGATTCAGAAATTCCTTCATTTCCACCATGACATTCACCAATAACTAAAATAGATTTATTAGTATCAATTATCTGATTAATAAAATATGGAACTTCGACTATTTTTGTGCCTTTTAATTGTATCATATATTATATATTTCTCCATATGTTCTTAATTCAGAATACAATGATTTATATTCAGAATTCATAAAGTATTGATTCATATTTGTTTCTGCATTCCTACAAAATTCATTAATCCCAATATTAATTTTATTTTCTTTAAATGTTAATGAATTCATATGTGTAATTGTATTAGTATCTGATATAATTGTTTTTAATCCTAATGTTTCTGCTATACAACCAGTATAAAAATCTAATCCCCATCCATAAATTAATTCATTTGGGAATTGTTGGATCTTTTCTAAGATATCTCGTCTGAGTAGTGGTGATTGGAAATCAATCCATTTTACTTTACGTAAACCTTTTCCCCAATTCCACATTTGTTTCCAATGACATTGTTCTATTGAGGCATTTATGACAGTTGGGGAATAAACAGCAGCATCTGATTCTTTTGCCTCACGCAATGAGGTAGTTAAAAATGAAGGACCATGAAATATTAAATCATTATTTAAAAAATATAAATAATCATGATTAGTTGAAAGAAAATAATCTAATACTACATTAAATCCACCTCCAAAAAATATATTTTCTTCAAGTTGGTGTGTTGTTGATTGGGCTAAAGGTTCTTTTGAACCATTATCTACTACCATTAATTCACATTGGGAAAATAAAGGGTCTTTTTTAAGTTGATTTACCAAATTATCTGTCCAATTTGGTAGATTATGATTAAGTGTTGCTATTAACATTTTTCCAATTTATTATAGGTGATAACCATTCTAATTCACAATGTGTTGATAAACTTGGCATTGGTGATATTACAATACGATTTCTGATTTTTGCTAATTCTAAAAATTTATCATGATCACTATAAAAGGTTGTATGAATATCATGATCTTCTAATAATATTTGTTTATTTACAACAAATGACCCACAAGTAGATGGAACTGTTCTCCAATGACTTGTTGAGGTTACATAAATTTGACTTTGTAAGTCTAAGTATTGTGGTAAAGTATATTTATCTCCATGATCGTATAATGATACATAACCCGGTATATTAAATGTATTAAATAAATCTAAAATTTTATCTATCCAACCATCTACATGTAAATAATCATTTTCACAAAAATATACTAAATCTTTATCTTGTAATTCTAATAATTTTGCATAATTCCAAGTATAAAAGAATGATGCCTTATCTGAACCTCCTGTAAATTCAATTACTTTGTGTATTCTTGAATCATTACCAGTATATTTGCCATCATATATTAAATGAAATGTAATATCATTTCTATTTTCTATTGTTTTTAATATATTATTTAAACTATTTTCATAACTAAACCATTCAGGTCTATTTTTACCTCTACCTGAGATATGTTGTGTATGTCTGTATAATATGTGTATCATTTTTTAGTCAAATAAGATGATCTATAATATGTTCCAGGTTCATTAATATTATTTGTTATCCCTGTATTTAATCCGATTGTAATGTTTTTACTTATAGATAATTTTTCTTTAATAGAAGAATTTGTTCCTAAATAAACACAATCATTAATTTTAACATCACCTGACACAATAGCCCCAGGCATAGCGCTAAAATAATTTCCAATTTCACAACCATGTCCTATATGGTTGTTTCTATTTAATATCGCATGTTTTCCAATTTTAATATTTGTTGTTAATATTGAATAAGCCCCAATAAAACTACCTTCTCCTATTTCTATATTTTTATCCATAATAAGAGCAGTAGGGTGAATAAATGTAAAAAAGGTTGTAAAGGGGGATAAAAGAAATGCTATTTTTGAACGAACTTCGGGATCAGCAATAGCAATCATTACTTCATATTCTGATGGGTTTAATTTTGATAAAGGATAAGTATT